AGGTAGGGTGACGAGCTAATTAGATTTTAGTGTAACTTTAATTTAATTTTTGGAGATTTTTATGAAGAATATTTTTGCAATTGTTATCTCTACGCTTGCTTTGACTGCCTTTGCCGCCGATGGTACTGGTCCTAAGAAGCCTTGTAAAGAAGGTCAGACGGAGGCAGATGGTTGCCACGTTGTTAAGAAGGCGGAGAAGAAGCCAGTAGAGAAAAAGGCAGACGCAAAGCCTGCCGATAAGAAAGCCGATACTAAACCAGTTGAGGTGAAAGCGGCTGAGAAGCCTGCAGCAAAGCCGGCAGATAAGCCAGCTGAGAAGAAGTAAAGAAAAGGGGCTTAAAATGCCCCTTTTTTATTAATAAACCGTTATACGGCTTGTATATCGATCCAGAGAAGATCCTGTATATTCAGGCCTTGGGTTAGCCTTCATAGGTACTATTTTAGTAGTGTTGTTGCTACTTACGTTATTAGATACAACGGTATTATTAGCACCGCCTTTACCCTTAGCATCTCTTTCCATATCTTTATTTTCTGTAGATGCTTGTACAACATCCTTACCTGTAGCAGTAGGCGCAGCACCAGTAACGTTACCCATTGCATCCACGCTAGAAGGTTCAAGCGCTGCTTTCTTTGCAGCTGCCATTTTATCTAGTGACGCATGTACCTCATCTACCTTACCTTCTTTGGCTAGCCCCTGAAGTTTGTTATACTCCATTTTGCTAACATCTTGTTCTTCGCCTGCTTTATTAGTAACTTTATAAGTATCAGCACCAAATAGACCTCCAGAGATACGTTTTCCAAAAGTCTCACCGGTTTTACTATCAGTACTATCTATTTGTCTACCTTCAACTTTACCTTGCAAGGTAGTGTCTTCTGAAGACGAACCTAAAAAATTACCTGATGTTTTACCCTTAGCAGTAAACAGACCACCTAGAAACGTACTACCTAATACAGACTTTTCTGCTGTAATACCTTGTTTGAAATCTGATTTAGTTGTGGTTAGACCTTGTCCGTTGATTTCTGACGTGTTTGATACAGTATTAGAAGATACAGCTTGATCTGCTTGAGCTACGCCTTTTGCCTGATCATTTAAACCTATACCACCATTATACACATCCTTAACTTTATTACCGATACCACCAAAGAAGTCTCCAACTGCGGAGCCTGCTTTATGAATGCCTTGAGCAGCAGTCTTCTCATCAAGTAAGCCAAATGTTAGACCTGATGCAACACCACCAAGGGTAGAAGCAGTCTTTTGTCCAACCGTTGCATCTTCACCTTCTTTAAGATCAAAGTTAGCCCCGGTATTCTGGTAACCTTCAAAGCCACTGTAAGCAGCACCAGCAATTGCAGCAGCAGGGCCTAGAAATTTAGCAGCTTTACCTAGACCGCCGAGTATTTTACCACCCATACCAGACGCCTTACCTGCGACCCCTTTACCTTTACCAAGCATATCAACAGCACCAGATGCAAGATCGCCTAGTAAGGAACCTCCCCCTTCTTTTTCTTTTTCAGTAGTAGATGATGGAGCACCTTTTTGTTCAGTTAATTCTTTTGGTGTAGAAGGAGCAAGAGCTTCTCTAATGGCTTTAAGTTCTGTAAGCTGTGCTCTTGTTGTATCCAGCATTTGCTTAGATAGTTCAAGATCACTCTTAGCAGCATCGGCTTGAATTTCACCTGTAGATGTTACGTTATCAGTTTCAGGGTTTTCTTGTCTTGAGCTGGATACTTTAGTTTCTCTATCTTTCTTTTCTACTTCTTTAGATGGTGTTTGAAAAATACCATGACCGGGCTTTTCTGATAAACCATCAGTCATAAAGAACTTAAAGCCTGATTCTATTTCTTTAAATAGACCTTGAAACTTAGATTTGTCTTCATCATCACTATCTTTACTAGCAGCCGCGCTACCTTTACCACCACTCACTGCAGCTGCAACTGCTTTTCCAGGTGTGTAGTTTATTGGTTTAAGACTAAAAGCGTTATCTTCTTTTACTCTTTTACCTTGCCCTGATAAAGTATCTCTTGCAGTTTCAAAATCTATAAACCCACCTTGTTTAGAGGTCTTACCTGAAACCTTACTCTCAATATCTCTACCACTGGTGTTTCTATATTGAGCGGCTTCTTTGTCATACTCAACACTACCTTCAGTAAGTTTTCTTGTTAAAGAAGCTTCTTTACTTAATTCTTCAAGTAACTTAGTTTGATTTTCACCAATATTAACTAAAGGTTGAATATCAATTTCTAAACTTACCCCAGTTACAGCATTTCTTACTTCTTTAAGAGAAGAAATAACTTCATCTAATTGTTCTTCTCTTTTATCATCATCTTCACCAGCAATCTCTAGTTCAGCTTTTAACTGAACCAGTTGAGTGGCAAAACCACGATTATTTTGTTCCTGTAGTTTATCCAGAAACGCTTTGAAGCTAGGGTCTGATGCTGATGGTGTTTGCATTATACGTTAAAACCAGGAGTTACAGGTCTTCTTCCACCGGGTGCCGATGTAGGAGCAGGACTCATGCTAAATTCAGTTGTTGTTTCTGTAGTATTATAGGACTGGGATGATCCGAATGCTGGCGCCTGAGATCCAAACCCTGTTGCTGATGGTGATGGGCTGTTAAAACCACCCCCGGCGAATGACGGTACTGACGAAGATAGGCTAGGTGTTGGAACCCCGCCTGTTGGAAAACTGGTTGAGACATTTGATGCACCTGCAACTTTTTCTTGTGTACGACCGTAAGCGGAAACACCTAGAACTGCACCCATGGCTACGTGGAATAAACCACCACCTTGTAGAGTAATAGGAACCCATTGTCTAAATGCATCATTGGCAGCCTGTGTTTCCCAGAACTGAACAATAGTAAACATAATAGGGAAGATAGCGAAGTCCATTAGACAGCAAGTCATGTACATCATTGCCATCATTGGACGCCACTTCTTGGTCATCCAATCTTCATCTTTTTTCTTTTCAACTTTTTCTTCTTTTTTAGTAATCTTAGTCATGTGTTCCTCGCATTCTGTTTAAGCATTCTCAGCTTCTCGTTTTCTTGTTTAATATAATCAATTAATAACGAAACATATATTTCCCTTTCCCATGGCATCATATTTTCAATTTCAGTCAAACTATACTTGTGATGATGCATTAATGAAAAGTTTAGTGTAAAATAATTAACTAAACTATCCTGGGAAAGGGTTATACGAAAAAATTCTGTAATCCTTCAAGTTTAGAAACATTATGTTTACCACACTTAGGACAATCACATTTAATTGTTTGAACAATCTTTGGAGATGTTACGAAGAACTGCTCCAAATTATCAAACTGTGCTTTGGTTAAAGAAAATACAAACTCTTCTAGTTCTTCTTTAGTCTGATCTTCTGCAACCCAATATTCTTCTTGGTTGTAAATAGCTTTAATACTTCTTAAAATAAGATCAATAACCTTTTGGTTATCTTTAGTAGCAAATACATCTACAACATCATCGATGTTAGGATACTTTAACTCAATTCCTATTTCATCGTTAATCATAATTTTATTAGAATGACCTTCTGGCTTTATAACCTTAAGGTCTTCAATACTAAAACTCGTATCTATCTTTTCTCCACATTCACAGTTAACAACTACTTCAACAGTCTCACTGATTGACTTAGCCCTTAAATGCATAAAGATATATTCAATATCAAAATGTGGTAGCTCGGTAATTTTAAGAGTTTTAAAAGTACATACATCTACTAACTCTCTAATAATCCTTGCTACCTCACTATTATCAGCTTCTGACATAGTCAAAAGTATCTTATGTTCCTTAACCAAGAACGGTCTAAATTTTACTTTAGATCCGGTTGAAGGTAAAATCAATTCATATGTTGGTGTGTCTAATTTAGGTAAAGCCATTTTATATCCTCATTTTAATTAACCAGAAAGGCCGTTCACTCCAAAAGCCATATCTTCGTTTGTTGTACCGGGCTGGTATTGCCCTGTCGGTAATACGTTTTTAAGTCTAGTATCAACCGCAGGTACCTCAGGGTACAGTCTCTGCCTAGGTATGTCTACAGCAGTTCGCCTAGTAGCTTGAGTCACACTTTCCCATGTTCTATAGCCAAACAAAACATTTAGTCTGTGTGTTTGATTTTGTGATGAGTTGTTTAACTCTAATAAGTTTACACTTCTAGGAAAAGCTTCAAGCAGTTTAACTTCATACGTTACATTCTCTTGTTCGTCTAATTGTCTAATATAAAGTTCAGTAACATACTCATCTTGCCACCCCACCGTACCGGTACGTGGGTCCACAACTAATGCAGCCCAGTCATCAAAGAAAGTTTTTACTTTCATATCTCTATCTACGTGGAAAGTAAATGAAATACCTTCACCACCGTACTCAGCCCCAAATGGTCTTTGATACGTAGGACCAAAAATCTTAAACGATTTAGTAGATATATTAATTGGCGGCAAGCTTGCCATTTCACAGTATAAACTTAAATTCCAATTGTTATTATCTCTAAACTTATACGCTTTAGGTGCAGTTGTAATTAACACCTCAAAGCGATTAGTCCGTGCAAGACTATCAGTAAATATTGCACTTCTAAAATCTTCTATACTGAAGTTAGCTTTTGCCATTAGAATTTTTTCCTCGAGTCTCTCCAGACCTCTTGTTTGCTTGCTCCAATAAACCTTTCAACAGGTAGTTGTGAAGCAGTAACCCAATCGGGGTAATGTATTTTAAGAAATCTAGATTGAAGCTGCTCGTACAGATAGTGCTTCACGCAAGCTTTAATTGGGTTAAATCTGGTTGTAGAATTAAGTATTCTCCAGTTTAATTGCAGTCTAGTATTCTCAGTAATCCTATCATCGTATGCTAAGTCATGCAAAGCGCCGAGTAATTTAAAACGTATAGGGTAATGCAGATAATGTAAATTAAGTCCAAAGAACCCACCTTGAACTTTTCTAAACGGTAACACTAAAGGAAACATATCCCAATAAGGTAACTTATCTTTTAACTTAGCATCATAAAAAAACATGTACATATTACCGGGCATAATAGTAGTCGTCAAATCAGGTGTAAGCGTCATCAGTTTATTAGGTCTGACGTTTTTAAGATTCTTAATTTGAACCTGATACCAGTCGAAAGAGCGATTTGTATCGCCTGCTTTCATTCTGATATCTTGAAAAGGATTACTGGTAGCCATAATTATATTTATCCGTTATAACCCAAGGTCTTTTTCGGTTAAAACTAAGAACTTCATACCCCTATCAACGCAGTACTCATTAGCTGCTTTCCATTTTGATTGATTGACCCCGTATTGAAAAACCTCGTCAATAAAACGTTTGGTTTGGCGCTGTGGTATAGTAGGGGGTTTAGTAAATTTTTCTGGTTTAATCTCTATTAGATACTTAGTTATAGCCCCATGTCTATCTTTAACTCGTATATAGAAATCTACAAAGTAACGATGTACTTTGCTATCTACAGGAGATTTATAAGGTATAATCATAGTTTCAGACCCCCATTCAAGTACCGATGCGTTATTATCACACCATTTCATAAATTTTAACTCCCAAG